CCTTACTTAAGGTTTGAAGTCGGACAAACATATAGATTTACAAATACAAACAACAACATTTATCCTCTTAAATTCTATTACAATGCTGCAGGAACTCCAGTTGGATATGGTACTACAAGTCCAGTAGAGATGACTCAAGGTGTTACTGTGACTGGATCTTATACAGAGATATCAGTTACTGAAGAGACACCTCAGTTATTCTACTATGGTATGGGTGTTGGATCTACTATGGGTAGCATGGGTAACTCTGTGCAGGTATTCAACTATGAATTCCATAAGTGTCTCAGAGTAGGAGAATATAAAAACCTAGCAGGACTTAAGACATGCACACATACTCAAATGTTTGAGGGTCGTGCTACTGCATGGTACATGAATACAAACTTGGGTGTAGGTAATAGTGATTACACACCTGGCGATAGATCACACAATGTTAGTTCCATTGAACAGCAGTCTACAGGTGTCTACCAAGTAAACTTTGCTGACGCAATGAATGATAATAACTATGCGGTGATGATTGATGGTAGAGGAACTACCAATTTTCCTGGCGGTATAGTAAGAGCAACAGTATATGATAGAACCCTAACAGGATTTGGTGTAACAATTTACAACAGCATACCTGCCCCAGAGGATCTAAGGGATGTTAACATTGCTGTGTTCGGAGGTCAAGACGGAGAACCTACATTCCTATAAATAATTTTTTAACCGTGCTATAATGAGTCCAATAGGAAACCCGATGGGTGGATGTGCCACCTGTGGAGAACAGTCAGTTCCTGAGACTGAGATCCGAGTTCCTGATGTATCAAACTTTTTATCAGACAACATGTTTATAATTTACTCAATGAATGGGTGTAATTACTGTGAGAAGGTCAAAGAACTTATGAGATTGACAAAACAGCAGTATGTAGTGTATACTTTAGATCAGCACTTTACTATAGAAAACTTTGAGGATGAGTTTAATACAAGAACTTTCCCTCAAATAGTTCTTGATAATAGAAAAACAAATAAGAGAAAGCGTATTGGTGGTGCTGCTGAGCTCGCTCTGTTTTTTAAGGAAAATAGTCCTTCCTAAATAAAATCAATTACTGGAGGTAATGATGTTAGTAGTATCATTAGTCTTCGGAGTCATCCTACTCATAGGAACTGCAATCGTATCAGGAATGGTCGGTTGGGTACTCCGAGAATACATGTTCTATCATCATGACAAACCTAATATATCAACACCCTCTCACCCAGAAATGTATGATGAGGACGGGAACATTATCCCAGAATCGTTGATTGCTTTCAGATTCGATCCAATTACAATGTTTGAGGACGACGAAGAAATCTAACTATTGAAATTATCATGCCTAAATTACCACCCAAACCACTTGTTAGCGAAGTCTTAGACGCTGTACATAAAGCAAAAACCAAAGCAAAGAAAATAGAGGTACTGCAACAGTATGACTCTAAAGCATTAAGATACTGTCTCATCTGGAACTATGATGAGAGTCTTAAGAGTGCCTTGCCAGAAGGCGAAGTTCCTTACACACCTAGCGACGCTCCTACTCCTGATGCACAAAGCAAACTTGCATCTGAGTACAGAACGCTGTATAATTTTATTGTAGGAGGCAATTACGATATAAACAACACTCGAAGAGAGGTACTGTTTATACAACTCCTAGAAGCACTTCATGCTGATGAGGCAGAAGTATTATGTTTAGTAAAGGACAAAAAACTTGCCAAAAAATACAAAATCAGCTTCCCAGTCGTTAAAGAAGCCTACCCCGATATCAAATGGGGCAACAGAGTCTAGCGTGTGGTCAGCAGAGGATAAAAAAGAAGCAAGGGATGTGTATTCAATCATAATACACGAGGCAGACTGTCCCTATGAGAAAACTCAGGATAAGAGTCTACCAACCAATGCTTACCTTGTTGAGTATTACACCGACAACGAATCAAAAAAACTACACTACGATATAACTATCGCATCAAAAAAAGTTAACATTTTTGATTTCTACCATGACAAACTCAAAAAGGGTTTGAAAGACATAAGGTACAGTGGAGGAACAAGAAATCCAAGTCTTTGGAATAACAGTCCGACACCTGCAAAACCTCGTAGGAAGAAATGAAAGCGTTAATCACAGGACACAAAGGGTTTATCGGTAGTTTTCTATACGATCATCTACGATACCAGTTTGGCGATACAGTAGACGGTATTGACTTTCCTGATGATATTGCTAATTTTAAGACAGATAAGGTGTATGATGTTGTCATACATCTTGCTGCATTTGCTGCTATTAGAGACAGTATAGACAATCCAGACAAATTTTGGGATAATAATGTCGAAAAAAGTGTGCCAATCTTCGATTATTGTAGAAACAATAATGTTCGACTACTTTATGCTAGTACCGCACAAGTTGAAGAGTGGTGGCAAAACCCGTATGGTATCACCAAAAAAGTAAATGAATTTATGGCACGAGACATACCTAATAGTGTGGGTATGAGATTTCAAACCGTGTATGGTGATAACAGTAGACCAGATATGTTGTATAGAATGCTAGAAGATAAGACTGCAAAGTACATAACCAATCACGCTAGAGATTGGATTCATGTTAAGGATGTTGTCAGGGCAATCTGTTACCTAATACCTAGCACATATACAGGCATCATTGATGTGGGTACAGGTGAGACAACAGAGGTAAGAAAACTAGCACAGTCTTTTGGTCAAGGTGATCTACCTATAAAAACTGACACACCAGGCGAAAGGAACATCACATGTGCTGACACTACTAAGTTGAGAGAGTTGGGTTGGTTTCCAACGATAAAAATCCTATAGTCAGGGAAAATCGACTTTTTGTTTACAAAAAAGTGGAAAAAAAATTCGCCAAAATTTTTGACCCTACAGGATTTTTCAAAATGTAGTGTATGTTACCAATATAGACATATACATAGTAATGTGTTAGAATACACATATCGTTCATCCCATATCGGACGCAAGTAAGCCGACACGGAACGGATTCGTTCATCCCATGATACTTCACTTGCTACTTTACGCTTCACTAGAATGTTCTCAAGCATCTGATCTTGTTAATCAGGTAATTAAGGACAAGTTGTTAAGCGAGTACGAGAAAAGGGAATTGATTCTTTATATACAAGAAGCAACTCCTAGTTGTTGGGACGCAAATGTTGACTGAAGGAACGGCACTAAAACCGCCTACTACTGAGGAAAAACCAATGGCAAAAGTCACTTACCGTGGTGTCGAGTATGACACTGAAGAGTACAACGCAAAGGTGCTTGAAGAAGCAGCAAAGCGTGAAAGACACGATTTAATGTATCGTGGTCTTAAGGTTAGAAGCAAGGCATCACCTTGCAGTTAAGAGTAAAGAGGGTTGCAAAACCCTCTTTTTTTATGCTATACTATTAGAAATCAGTTTTTTTATGGCACTTCATATGAGAGAGCAAATACTGAGAGCATTAATAGCACATGCTCAAGGTGATATTGCTAAACACAAAGCAAACATTGAGATTTACCTAGAACACCCTGCAGGTGTTGGTGAACACACTGATATTCTAGAGTCAATAGAAAAAGAACTAGATGCAATCGCAAAATATCAAGATCAGATAGATGTGATCAAAAAGTACTTTATGTCCAGTCAGACTCTAAGAGACATAGACAGAAGATCGGGAGAAGTAAGTGAATAGATCAGAATTGAAGGTTATTGTGCAAAACCTTAAAAGTCTGGTTAGTGAGTTAGAGAGTGAAGTTTACTCTGACACCTCTGCTTATGTTCATCCTTGGTATAAGCACACCGACAAAATCGAGGAACCTCAACAAAATTTACCGATTGATGATTATGACGAAGTTTGGACAGACGATGAATGATGCTCTTCTTAGAAAAAGAGCATTTATACTCAAAACCTTGCTTACTAAATACGGTAGTAGTAACTACTCAAATCTCTCATTTTACAAATGTGCAGATGAGTGGATAGCAAGGAATGAGAAATATCCTGGCGGACTGTACGGATTCTATAAGGACTACTATGCCAAAAAAGATCACTAAACTTATAAAGGAAGCACTTAAAAATGCTCATCTTTATACAGAGGAAGAGTTAACTTATTTGAGACAAGCAAAAAAACGACTCAAAAACGAGAAAAAAATTAATGAATTGAAAAATTCTAAATAGGAGTACACATTACTTTACAATGCCCACATACCCTGTTAAAAACACAAAAACTGGTGAGGAGAAAGAACTCTCCATGACTATGAAAGAATACTCTGACTGGCGAGATGCAAACCCAGATTGGGATAAAGACTGGTCTAAAGGTTGTGCAGGAGCAGGAGAAGTCGGAGATTGGAGAAACAAATTAGACGGTGGTTGGAATGAACTACTTGACAGAGTAGGGACAAAATCACCTCGTTCTAACATCAAGAAGTACAACAACTACTAACACATGCCAAGAAAAAGAAAAACTGCTACCGCAGTAGGAATCGGTTTAAGTGCCAAACAAATGAGGCGGAAAAAACCGATAAGCAGTGATTTTTTAGTTGATGTACAACCTATCACAGAAAATCAAAAGAAATTTTTTGCACACTACTCAGAAGGTAAGCATATCTTCGCTTATGGTGCTGCAGGTACAGGTAAAACATTTATTACCTTATATAATGCACTTAAAGAGGTATTAGACTACACTACCCCTTACAATAAGATCTATATGGTTAGATCTTTAGTAAGCACTCGTGAAATTGGATTTTTGCCTGGTGACCATGAGGACAAATCTGCATTATACCAAATACCATACAAAAATATGGTAAAGTATATGTTTGAGATGTCAACTGATGCTGAGTTTGAAATGTTATATGGAAATCTTAAAACTCAAGAGACAATATCATTTTGGAGTACATCATTTATTAGGGGAACAACATTAGATAATGCTATTGTTATAGTTGATGAATGCCAAAACTTGAATTTTCACGAATTAGATAGTATAATAACAAGAGTTGGAGAAGATACCAAAATCATGTTCTGTGGTGATGCTACTCAAAGTGACCTTACCAGAGATAAAGAGAGAAATGGTATCATTGACTTTATGAGAATCTTACAACAGATGGAATCATTTTCATGTATCGAATTCGGTCTTGAAGATATAGTCCGTTCTGGATTGTGCAAAGAGTATCTAACTACCAAACACGCAATGTCTATGTAATGTTTAATCATGTACCAGCGAATCTCCCTCGATTAGAGAGAGAAACTATTGATGGTGTTAGATTTTATAAAGTTCCCAATGAGGATGAATTTTTAAAATTAGTATCAATCACTTCAGTGACTTCTCACTGGAGTAGAGAAAAGTTTGCTAAGTGGAGAAAAAAGGTAGGAGAGGAGAAAGCTAACGAGATTACTCGTAAAGCAACTGCTCGTGGAACTGACATGCATAGCATGACAGAGCATTATCTATTGAATGAAGATCTTCCCAAGGTTGCACCTATGGGAGATATGTTGTTTAAGATTGCTAAACCCACTCTTAATAAGATTGATGACATTCACTCTTTAGAAGGATCTCTTTATAGTAAGGAGTTGG